TCACTCCTTTTCTTATGCCAGCGAGGAATTAGAGCGTCGTCTCCTATTCCTATAAGCTTGGCATCTGCGCGGCGTAATCCTTTATACGTACGCTTACGCTCCTTTGGAGTGTAAGGGTACACTTTTAATGTCTCTTCCGCACAATAGAGCGTGACGAGCATCAAAGGTGGGAAAGATGTGGGATCTCCCATCATCTGACCCGTAGTGGTGATTACACCTTCCGCATCATTCAACCATGTAATCCATCTGTCAAAAGACCGTTTGATTACAGAAGCATGGCCGAATTGTTCCTTGTTCACGCCCGTTACATAACGGTCGTCAAGGAGCGGAGCACGTGGATACTGTCTATGAAGCTCCTCGCACATGTAGGCTGAAGGCGGTATATTTGCCGTCAGTATGCGCTTTGGACCAAATAGCTTAGGGAACCATCTTCTGTACTTTTGAAGTACAGGGTACCTGTTAGCTAAGTCTTCATAGACACCCTGGGTCAACCACTGGGTATGTAGGTCAGTGGCGGCAGAACAATCTTGGGAATCCCAAGGACCTGTTTCGCCACGTAGATCAATACCCTCTGATGGACCCAGAGCCGATGTGAAACGGGGATCACGTACCATGATTTGGTCAATGATCCTCCGCAGGACTTGTTGAACAAGATTAACTGCTGTTAAAGAACAGGTAGGAAATCGAGTCTTCAGGCCCTTCTCTTCTGCAGATATAGGCAATATGGGAGTGTAATTTATGGAATCCATAACGTACTCTACACCTGTTTGCAAATACTGCTGAAGAAAGTGCCCCGCACCGGGAAGAGTCTTTTCTAACTCATCCCATGACCCGGAGAACAGGCCCACTGGATCTTCGTTCGGTTTTAACTGAGAAGATGGATGTAGTGAGTCTGATAACAACTCCAGGTAGGCACCTGTTTCGTCCTTATCCGCAGCCACATGGTGAGCAGGGATGGGCGATTCAAGGCCTCGGATTTTCTTCAAAGCATAGCCCAGCAGTACCAAATGCTGGACTCCTTTCACATGGCCCCCTGCCATCCTAGGATATCCTAGGGCGGCATTGGAACTGGGCATAGTGTAAAGGTCTTTTTCATTAATGGGCTTTTTAGCCCATCGATCAAAGTAGTCTTTGAGGAATGGCTTCCATGAATCCGGTTCCGGCGGTGGCTCGGACGTTAAACGTTCGAGCAACCCGGTCAAACCAGAAGGATCAGGAGGCGCGGGAGGAAGGGCTCTTGCTACATAAGATACTAATATAGCAACTCGCTTATCCTCCACGATAAGAAGTCGGCCACTTGGTTTTGGGCCACCAAACGCCCACGCTCTATTAGCGTGTGCCTGGTCCTTTAACCGTTGAGCCGCCTCTAAGGGATGGTATACAAGTTGTGACTTGAATCTTTCTGCGCCTTGCAATTTTTTGCTCGACAAAGTTGTACTCAAGTTGTACTTTTTTAAATACCATGCTCGTTCTTGTTGGTATCCAGCAAGAAGAGCGTCCCATGTAGCTCTCATGAACTCCAGGACTTCTAAGTTCCGACGAAATCGTCGGACCATTTTGTCCTTGTGGTCTAAAGTGGCAACCGCAATGCGGATGTCCTCGGCCCAAAGAGTATGATACTCATGGAGAGAGAGATTGGGATCCCTTGGGCTGGGGGGAAAGATGTCAATGACTGCCTTTCCACCCCCAACTAAAGACTTCCCATCAAACCTGAAGAAGCGGCATAAAGCCATGACTTCTACAGGATAGATTAGGAGAGGCTGGAGTCGGCCATGAAGGGATAACCCCTCGTGTGACCGATAATAACTCCGCAACTGCGGAATGTTATCACCAAACCTCATCTCTAGATGTAGC